GCGCGGCGGTGATCGCGGGGATGACTCCCACTAGGTTGCCGGCCACGGACAGCACCGGGCCGATGGCGGCGAGGATGCCGGCGATGGCGAGCACGGCCATCTGGCCGCCCTCCCCGATGCCGTCGAACCACTCGCCAAACGACTTCACCACACCCGCCACGTTGGTTGCGATGTTGAGGAGGGGCTGCCCCAGCGGCTCTATGGCGCCCTGCAGCTCGCGCATGGCGGACGCCGCCTTGCCCGCGAAGCTGTCTGAGGCGCTGTCTGCCGCCTCCTGCGCCGCCCCGGCGACGTCCCCGTACTTGTTCTCGACGCCCGCGAGGCTCGTTATCATGCCCAGCGCGTTGTCCTCGCCGAGACTCGACCACAGCGTCGATGCGAGGTTCGCCTTGTCGAACCCGTCGGGCATCTTCGCGAGTTCGCCCAGCACGGCCTCGAACACCTGCTGCCCGGTCGCGCCTCCGGTCTTCCACGCCTCGAAGAGCTGCTGGGTGGATTCGCTGAACCGCCCGATGCTCTCGTCCATGCGACCGTCAACGAGCGAGGTCTGGAACTCGTTGAGGAAGTCGTTCACCTTGTCGAGGTTGTATGCGCCGCTCTCGGTGCCCGCCTTGAGGATGGAGAAGTATTCCTGCGCCGAGAAGCCCATCTGGGCGAAGCGCGGCCCGTATTCCGCGAGGTTGTCTCCCAGCTCGTCAGTGTAGTTGAGGCCGTCCTGCGCGCCGGCCACGAACAGGTCCATGGCGTCGGTCGCGGACAGCCCGAAGCCGTCCATGAGGGCGTTGACGCCGCGCACGCTCTCGCCGACGTCCATGTCCAGGGTGTCGGAGAGCGTGAGCACGGACTGCGTGATGTAGGAGAGGTCGGCGTCGTCAAGGTCCCCGATACTCTGCCTGACCTTGACGAGGGCGTCGTCGACCAGGTCGAGCGACTCGCCGAACCCGTCCTCGTAGATTGCCTCGCCCACGTCGCCCAGGCGCTCCGCCTCCTCGGCGGTGAGCCCGAGGGCGGACTGTATGCGCGCGGTGGCCTGCTCGTAGCTCGACGCGGTGCCGAACGCGGCCGTCCCAGCCGCCACGATCGGCGCGGTGAGGCCGACGGTGCAGGCGGTGCCCGCCGACTTGAGGGAGCCGGACAGCTTCTGCGCCGCCGCGTCCCCCTCCTTGATGCCCTCCCAGGTGACCTCCTTGAGGGAGCTGTTGAGCTTCCCGACCTGCTTCGGGATGTTCGCGGTGTCGAGCACCGCCTTGATGACTACGGAGCCGTCCATGCTCACCTCGCTGCACGCTTGAGGGCGGCGAACGCGTCCCGCATCGCCGCATCTGTCCCTTCGTTCGCGCCGCGTGAGCTACGGCCTTGTTTGAGGGCGAACGCCCTGTGCAGGCGCTCCCACTCCTCGATCTCCTTCTTGTTGTGCTTCGTCGGCTTGGGCTTGGTCTTGGGGTTGCGGTAGTGGATGGCGCGCCCGAGGGGCGTGTCCATGGAGCAGCCGCCGACGAGCGCCACGAACTCGGCGAATCCTATCTCCCCGCGGACGGCGTCCCAGTCGATGCCGTACTCCGCGCGGAAGCTGATGCGGATGTACGCCGCGTCCTCCACGGGGTCCCACAGCGGGTCCTCGTGGGGCTTGTCCCCCCTGAGGTCGAGCCCGCACACGTCCCACACGGCGGCCTCTATGAGCCTGCCGAGGTCGGCCGGGTCGTAGTCGCAAGCCGTGAAGGCGTCTCCCGGGTCGGCGAAGAAGAGCGGGATGAACTCCCCGCTCTTCTCTTCCGGCGCGGCGCGCTCGTCCTGCAGCAGCGCGATGCAGCGCAGCACGGTGAGCGCGTCGTCGCGCACCAGCACCTCCTCGCCGTTCCACGGGTAGGGGGTCGCGCTGCCGCCCCCGTCGAGGGCGACGCGCCGCGATGTCAGGCCGCAGGCGTTCACTTCCGGCGCTTCTTGCCGGACTTGCCGCCCTGCGCCTCGCTGAACTGCCCGCCCCGCTTGGGCTGCTGCTTGCGCTGCTCCTGCAGGAACGCCTTGGTTTGCGCGCTCTCCTGCGAGAAGTACAGGCCGCATCGGCGCAGCTGCTCGTTGGTCGCCTTGCGGCCGAGGAGCATCAGGAACGATGCCATGACCTCGCCGAGCACGCTCGTGTGCTTCGCCGGGTCTATGGGTTCGCCGTCGCCCATCCACGAGAGCAGGCGGTCGTAGCCGTCCGTGCCGATGAAGGTGACGATGACGCGCTTCTCTAGGTGCACCATCGTCTGAGTGATCTCGGCGCGCTGCTCGTCGGTCTGCGCCTGGTCGAGCTTGCGATTAAGCGATTGCGCGCGGTCGATGGCGTTCGACACCTTGGCGAGCATCGCCTCGATGCTCGCGTCGTCGAAGTAGACGCGGAACCGCGGGGTGTCCGGGTTGTCCTCGGGGTCCTCGAAGTAGACGTCCTCAAAGGGCCTCGCCAGCCGCAGGATCTCCATTTCGCTTTCCTTTCTCCGCCCGTGAGCTAGGCATGGAAAAGGGGCGCGGGCCGCTCACTTGCCCGCGCCCCCTCGATGGAGGTTATGGGAGGTGTCGCCCGGCTAGGCGGCGCTCACGGTCACCTCGACCTCGCACATGACCGACGGCTTGGAGGCGGCTCGCACGGTCACCTTGCAGGACCCGTCCTTGACGCCGTGCACCGTGCCGTCGGAGTCGACGGTGGCGACGTCGGTGTCGCCGGACGCGTAGAAGCACTTCCCGTTCGCCTCCGCCGGGGTGACCTCCGCCGCGATGGCCTTGGTCCCGCCGACATTCACGGTGACCGCCTCGGCGGTCACCTGCTCGGGCAGCTTCAGCTTGCCGCCCGGCTTGAAGGCGGGCGCTCCCGCGGTCGCGATGGTGCAGGAGAAGGCGCCGAGCGCGGACGCCTCGCCCTGGCCGGAGTTCGGCGTGAGGTTGAGCAGCGTGCAGTCGCCCTCGATGACGTCGCCGTTGGCGGCGGTGTGGCGGAACTGCGTCCTGCGCCCCTCGCCGGTCTCCAGGGCGCAGGACGCGATGTAGTCCTGGGCCGGGTCTCCGTAGCAGCGGTCGCCCTCGACCTCGTACTGGATCTGGGTGCTCGTCACGTCCGTGGTGGGCGTGCCGTACCCGTCGTAGTAGTCCTTGTCCTCGGTGCCCTCGTTCGGGGACGGGGTGATGGAGGTGATGCCGCGCGAGAGGATGGCCCACGTGGGGGCCGCCGCCTCGGGGGTCGTGTTCACCTCGAGGGCGTTCGCGTAGTTGCGCGCGAAGCCCAGGTCGCTCTTTGCCATGTCTGGCTCCCTTCTATTGCCTGATGATCTTGGCCACGATGCGGACGGCCCACACGTGGCGCATGTCGGTGCCTATGGCGACCCGCTCGATGTCGCCGTCCTGCTCGGCGAGCCCGACGATCTCGTACGAGCCGTTCCCGCTCGACAAGTCGGCGGCCTCGAGGATGCGCGCGGCCCGCTCGCAGGTGCCCATGGGCTCGTACTCGTCGAGCGCCTTGGACACCACCTGCAGGTAGCAGTCGAGCAGGCGGGTGCCGTCCATGTAGGTGCGCCGCGTCACGGACGGCATGAGGCGCACCACCGTGCCGTCCTTCTTGTCGATGGCGGACAGGGGCCGCGCCTTGGCGTCGATGCCGCCGTCGCGCAGCGCCCGCGCCGCCACCTCGCAGATGTCCAGCGCCTCGCTCATGTCATTCCTCCATCAGCTTCTCGGCGAACTGCTGCCATGCCCCCAGCCGTTCCTTCTTGGCCTCCTCGGGCCAGTGGGAGCGGGCGTTGGGGTTCTTCGCCTTGCGGATGCTCGATTGCGGCAGGTCGTGGACGCGCTGGGCGTACGGGGCCTGCCACTCGATGCGGCCGTTCTCGTAGTCGCTCGCCAGCGGCTCGGAGTCGCGCAGCGTCCCCTCGTCCAACGGCACGTAGTCGCGCATCTCGAACGCGACGCGCTTGGCGAACGCGGCCTGCTTGGCCTCGAGCTGGGCGGCGGAGAACCGTCGCTCGATGCCGAACAGGTCCACCTTGACCTCGCACCCCGCCTTGCTCACTGCACGTCCACCTCCCAGTGGTGCGGCGTGCCGTCCGGGTGGTCGCACCGCTGCACGCGGGCCGCCGCGTGGCGCTCGCCGTCGAAGCCGATGATGTCTCCCTCGGCGATGCCGCCAGCGTACTCGGTCGCGTCGATGAAGACGCGCGCCGAGCACCCGGCGGTCAGCTGGTAGTCGTTGGGCGCGAGCGCCGCGCCGCGGTCGATGCGGCAGCGCGGCACGTCCACGGGGGCGGCGAGCCCCTCCTCGGTCTGCCGCTCGATGGTCAGCGCCTCGCGGCGCATGAACGCGGGGATGGGCGGTATGCGCACGGCTCTCACCCCAGCCCCTTGAACGCGAGCGGCGTGCCCGCCAGCTCGGCATCGACCGCGCGGACCATGTCGGAACGCCGCGAGGAGCCGTCCCCGAAGCCCATGGAGACGGTGCCCGTGGTGACCGACGCGATCGCCGCGGCGCTCCCGCCGTAGGCCGCGTCGACGTCCACCGCCGCGCACGCGGCGCGGCTGTAGGCGTCTGGGTCTTCGGCGGGGTCTGCCGGGAGCACGCGGTCGCGCACGACGGCGAGCGCCCTCGGCAGGGACGCGCCGAACGCGTCCTCGCCGAGGGTCCCGTGCCACTCGTCGCGGTAGAAGGCGTATGTGACCTCCGGCGCGGCCACGCTAGGCCTTCTTGGCGCGCGCCGCCGCGGCCGCCTTGGTGTGCGCGTAGATGAGCGGCTTGCGGTTGTCCAGCACGAGCAGGTCGTGGTGCACGCGGTACTGCCACTTGTGCGCGTCCTTCTCCTGGTTGGTGTCGGGGGCGAAGTAGCGCAGCTTCTCGTGCTTCTGGATGGCCTGCGCGGCGGAGGGGTGCACGACGAGGAAGTTGAGGTCCTTGCCCGTGGAGTCGGTTTTCTTGTAGCCGCCGTCGCCCTCGGTCTGGAGGGTGATGGAGTCGTAGAAGCGGCCCTGCGGGACGGTGCGCATCTTCATGCCGTCGAAGGTCTGGATGTCCGTGGACACGTTGCCCGTGCCGTTGTCGATGCGCCAGCTCTGCGCCTTGCGCAGGAGCGTCTTCATCGCCGGGGTGAGGTAGAGCACGCACTCGGAGAGGGCCACGCCCATGTTCTCCATGTGCTCCTCCGCCGCGAGCACGGCTTCGAGCGCGGCCTCCGGGGTGTCGAGGTTCGCGGACGCCTTCTGGCCGGCCTTCTGCGCCAGGCGCGCGAAGCGGATGGCGTCGATCTCGGGCACGACCTTGGTGCGGGCGAACTCGTTCATGACGTTCGCGGACACGAGCAGCATGTGCTCCTCGTCGTCGAGGTAGTCGATGGAGAACTCGCGGCCGCGGTCGTACTCCAGCTTCAGGGTCTCCCAGTCGAGCGTCACGTCTCCGGCGGTGAAGCCCTTGGCGCGGTCGTAGTTGGCGAGGCCCTGCATGGCGATCTTCGCGATCTTCACCTCGCCGGTGCGGGAGACCTCGCCGACGAGGTCGCCGTTGACGCTCAGGTCGTTGGTGAGCGTGGCCTGCTCGATGACCTTGTCGAGTCGGGTCGTGAACTTGGTGATGGTGCTGCCGAGGTTGTTGGGCATGTCGTCTCCTTACTTCTTGATGCCGAACGCCTTGTCCAGCTTGTCGTCGAGGTCGCCGGCGCCGCCCTCGGGCTTGAGCCCGGTGGAGCCGGTCTTCTTCTCGGTGCCGAACAGATAGGGGCAGGCATCCTTGAGCTTGGCCACGTCGCCGTCGTAATCGCCGAGCAGGGCCTTGGCCGCCTTCGCGTTGAGGCAGCCCGCGAGCTCGAGCTTGTGGTCGGTGCGCTCGTCGGCCATGTCGGCCTTGAGCTTGTCCAGCTCCGCCTTGAGCGCCGCGCGGCCCTCCTCGGTCTTGGACTTCTCGTCGAGCTGCGCCTGCAGCTCCGCGATCTGCTTGTCCTTGGCCTCGATGTCGCGCTGGTACTTCTCGCGGTTGATGCCGGGCTGGCCGTGCTTGTCCTCGACCTCGCCCTCGCCGCCGCCTTGGCCTTCGGCTGCGGGCTTCGGGTCGCCCTCGGTGCCGCCCTGCGCGCCCTCTCCCTGCTTGGGGTCGGTCTGCGGGTCGGTGCCCTGGGGTTCGGTCTGGGTGTTGCTCTCGTTTGCCATGTCCTTCTCCTTACCTAGCGTTTGTTTGCGCCCTTCACTGGGCGGGACAGGTGGGCCTTTTGCGCATGCCCGGGCGACATGGAGAAGGTACCGATGGTGTCGCCGGGCGGGGCCATGGCGCGGTTTTCCTGTGCTACTGGCGATGGCGCAGGAAACGCGCCATGAAAAAGCCGCCCCGTGGGGCGGCTCTCCTCCATATCGCTTTATCGCTCGCACTCCTCGAGCATCATCGCCGCGCGGTGGAGCTCGGCGGCGATGATCGCCTGGGCCTGCTCCTCGTAGGCGTGGACGCTCGATTCGAGCGAGGCGGAGGCGTGCGCGGCGAGGCACGCGCAGCCCTTCACGATGTCGATGGCGTCGCGGCGCCTGAGCGCCGCCTCGTCCATCACGCCGCCTCCCCGCAGTAGCGCGCCATGAAGTAGGCCTGGCCCTTGCCCGTAACCTTCGTGGTGCGGGTGAGGGTCACGTGGCCGTCCGAGTGGGTGATGGCCGTCTCCTTGATGCGGAACAGCCCCTGCTCGACGTACCGCTGTATCGGCACGTTGCGGTTGCTGCCCGACTTGCCGAGGTAGCCCTCCTCCCGCAGCAGCGCGAAAAGCCGGTTCTGCCCGATCTGGAAACCGGACTGGGTGAGCATCTTGGCGAGCTCGCCCACGAGGCACGTCCCGTCCGAGGCGGCCACCGCGTCCGCGAACAGTGCCTTGGGGCGCAGCTCGTCTATCTCGCGCTTCTGGCGGTCCATGGTGTCCTTGGCGAGCATGAGTGCACGCGCCATGATCTGCTCGGGCGTCTCGTCCTCGCGCGCGGCCATGTAGCCGCCCCGCTTGCGGATGGAGGGGAGCACCTCGTCGAAGACCCAGGACTCGAATTGCTGGGCGCTTGGGAGCTTCGAGGACGCGATCAGACGGTAAAGGTCTCCCTCGGTGATGAAACGCGCTTGCTGCTCGCGCCCGAGGTTGTCGGTGATACCCCGAATCAGGGCATCACCCTTGCAGTGCGCGTTCAGGGCGTTATTCGGCTTTGCATAGCCGAGCGCGGCGGCAACGTCCTTGCCGCAGAATATGACCCTGCCGTCTTCTTCGATGGTGCGGACGGTGCCGAACTGCTCGCTGGTAAATGGTATGATGTCGGAGGTATCCATCTGGATACTCCTTTCTGGGGCATCGCCCCGGTCGATGGGGCACCTGGCTGATTTGGTCGTCTTACAGGTGCCCTACTTCTTTCCAATTAACTCGAAATACAATTCCGAGCGTATGCGCCTCTCGCTCATGGTGGGAAGCACCACGGTCATGTCCGGCCTGCTGTTCACGATGTGCATCGCCTGCGTTCGGGAGACCCCGAGCAGCTTGGCGAAGGCGCTGAGGTTCAGGTACGCGGGTATCCCGTCAGGGAAAAGCTTCTGCTCTACGGTTGGCATGATTCACCTCCTATTTGTCTAAACAATCCAATATATGACTAATTCGTAGAATACACTTCTGTAAGTGTATGTCAATAGATAACGGAGATGTTGTATATTTGTCTTAACGAGACAATGGAGGACGGTCATGCCAGAGAAGAACGACAGGGAGATCATAGACTTCGGCTTGCTCGGCGCGCTTATTCGCCATAAGCGGCAGCAGGCGGGGTTCAGGCGCGCAGAAGACCTCGCCGCTGTGATAACCGAGCTGGTCGGATATCCCGTCTCAAAGGAGACGCTCTATAAAGTAGAGAGCGGGAGGCAGAAGCCGAGCCTGGAGCTGTACGTTTCGATAATGCGTGCCTTGGAACCTGATGGCGATTACAAGTTCGACGGTCTCGTCGACATGGCGCTCCCGAACTCGTGGAGCTGTTTCCTCGGTGAGGAGGATTACGATCGGTACGCAGAACTCTATCCAGATGACCGCGAGGACCTGGCATACGTAAAGGAAGCCGCTCGGAAGAAAAAGGGACTTATTGCCTAATGGAAGAAGAAAGGCCGCCCGGTGGGGCGGCCTTCGCAGTCGTTTCGCAGTCGTTTCGCAGCTACGAGAACAGCTCGTCGACCTCTCGGCGCTGGCGTTCGAGCGTCTCACGGTAGCGCCGCGCACAGCCCTCGCACAGGATGCGCCCGTTCGCCACGCGGTCGTCGGTCACGGGCTGGCCGTCGCGGCCGAGCAGCTGCCAGTGGGGGAACTCCCGGACGAGCGACGGAGCGTCGGAAGAGAGCCTGCCGTGCCTCATGGACTCGCGCAGCGGGCGCTCCTCGGTGCGGCCGCACATGTCGCAGGTGATCTTGGCGGTGATATCGAGTGCCATTTATTTCCCCCTGAGGTCAGTACCACATGTAGGTGCCGGATTCCAACAGTGCGCCGTTCACGCTCATCTGGCGGTCGAGGCAGCTGATCAGCTTGCATGCATAAAGCTGGTACCACGTCTCATCGTTGTGGTCGAGCATCACGCCGTCTTGGATCGAGACGTCGAAGGAGATGCGCCCGGTCTCCTCGGGCTTGCCCTCGATGAGGTATTCGTATTCCGGATTATCGTCGCTGCCTCCGATTCGTCGGTATTCGAGCATCAGGCTGCCTCCTTTCCATCAATCCACTCCTTGAGCATCTTCTGGTAATTATACAGCTCGTTCGCCTTGTCGTGGGCCTGCCCCTGCGTCATGCCCTCGGCCATGTACCGCGCCTCCAGCGCCTCGTGCCTGAACAGGACGAGGTCGTGCGGCAGAGGGCGGCCCGTGTCTATGAGCCGCTGGATGGACTGAGCCATGTAGTAGTCCGGGTCGAATTTCCTATGGCCGTCGGCGAGGTCGTGCTCCTCGACGAACAGGTGCATGAAGGCGCGTTCCGCCTCGGTTGCGTCCATGCCGGACGCCTCCGCGATCTTGGCGATGGTCGATGCGCGGTCTCGGTTCGCGAGCTCCTCGTAGTAACGCTTGGCGTGCGCCTCCGCCCGCTTGCGCCCCGCCCCCATCGGCTGGCTGATCGCGCCCGAGTTGACCGCCTTCTTGAACAGGCTGCGCTGCCTGCCCCCGCTCAGATACCTCCAGCTTTGCTCGGGGATGCCCTCGGCCTCGAGTTCGGCGGAGAGGGCGAGCCTGGCATCATTCTTGTCCATGCCCCGCGCCTTGAGCGCCCGCCTCACGCCGTCCCCGTCCATGAACTCCCTCATGGTGCGGCGGCTCGCGTCCGTCTTGCGGATGCGCGGCATGTCGCCGGCCCACTCGCGGTTTGGTGAGCGTTGGAGCACCGCCGCCTTGCCCTTGCGGTTGGCCTCTTCGATGTAGCGCCTCATGCCCTCCTGCTGCCCGCGCAGCTTGGCCTTCAGCTTCTCGACCTCGGCGATGTTCGCCATGCTCGCGTCCTTGTCGGCGATCAGCTGCGCGCCCGCCAGCTCGCGCTTGGTCTGGCGGATGTCGCGCTCGCGCCTGCGCTGCCCCTGCGTGAGCCTGTACACCTCGTCGGAGGGCAGTCCGCTGGGATGGCCGGGGTTCGGGGAGTACATGCGCGGCGTTCCCGGTATCCACGGCCCGAAGCTGTGGCGGCAGTTCGCGCCGCCCAGCCCGTCCACCTTGCCGTAGCCCGTCTCGCGGTAGAAGTCGCGGTAGCGCACGCCGTCGATCTCCACGTCCCCGTCGAGCGAGTAGACGCGCCCCTGCCACTTGGCATGGCTCGGCCGCGCCCCGCCGTGGCTCGATACCTCCACGAGCCTGATGCCCGCGCCCCCGCACACGTCGAGGGTGCGGCGCATGCCGTCCTGCGCTATCTGGGTGCGCACGTGGCGGCGCACGGCCACGTCGATGCGGTTCACGACGGTCTGCCGCCCCGTCTCGGCGTCGCGGTAGGCGATCGTGGAGATGCCCTCGCGCATCATGCGGCGCACGGCCCGGTGTATCGCCCGCTCGGCGGTCTCCGCGCCGGTGTTCACCTTCGCGGCGGCCTCCGCGACGCAGCGGTTCCAGAGCGACAGCGCGCCCTGCGCCATGTCCACGTTGTCGCGCGCGAGGATCTCGGCGATGCCGCGCGCGGTCAGCTCGACCTGCCGGGGGAGCGTGCGCCCGGCTGCGTCCCTCGCGTCCTTCGGCATGCGCCCGAGGTCGCTGCGGTCGCTGCGCCCCAGCGCGTCCTCGACGGTGCGGAGCA